GTGGAAACACCACCCATCGTGCCTGCTGTGATGTTAGAACCAGCAGCAGAATAACTACCACCGATTCTTACAGCAGTAGAGCGAGCAGCATCAACAGTCAGTTGGACCGAAGAGGCGTGTTTAGTAACAAGACCACCAGCGTATGCAGGTGTTGCCATCAAAATCATTACGATAGGAAGAAGTTTACGCATTTTTCCATCGATTAGGAGTCCTATCTATATGTAGGTGGGGGAAACTTTACAACTATATTCGGTTTACTTGACATTGTATTTCTAGGTATTACTATTAAATAATACGGTTGCCTTCGGGGACCACACAATCAAACTCGCTTTTAAAGGAGCATAACAAATGACTGGACTTAGAAAGTTCGGCACCAAAGATTTGGGTGCCATCGTTGACGCTGCAGAAAGATACAGCGTCGGACTGGATGACATTTTCTACAGACTACATTCTTATGGGATGGGTTCTGTTAACGAAGCATATCCTCCATACAATCTCGTGAAAGAATCTGAGGTTAAGTGGCGGATTGAAATGGCACTTGCTGGCTGGGGTAAGGACGAAATCGAAGTAAGCACAGAATCGAACGTTCTCTTGGTCAGGTCAAAGGCGGCGAAGTCGAAAGGAGAAGAAGAGTATATGCATCGTGGCGTTGCAACTCGGACATTCGCCAGAGGATTCAACTTGAGTGATGATGTTGAACTTGGAACAGTGACTTTTAATAATGGTATGCTTGTGATAGAATTACGGAAGATTATTCCTGACCACCAAAAACTTAAAATTTATGACATCCAAGATTAAACAAATCCTGCGTCATCCTGTCACTCATTTTAATGTGTTGGTGGTAGGTTTCCTTTTTATTATTCAATCTATGCATACTCACGCTCACTACACTATGAGTCTTGATGCTGATAGTTACGTTCGTAACTTCTGCAAAAAGAATCTTGAAAAGTGTGAGAGGATTATTTCCGACTTAGATTAGTGTATACATAGTGTACAACCAAAGAGACCTCCCAGCGGGGTCTCTTTTTATTGGAGGTACTCTATGCAGATGTATTATGATTGTTGCCCTCCTGGGTTTGACGGTGACAGGGACATATTGACTGTGGAACTTCCTTCTGCTATTATGGAAGAAGTTGCACAGTACGCCCGCGCCATCGCCTATGAGAAAGGTGTAAAAGAGCAACGTGTCCTTAAGGATATTGTTCGCAAATCTATTCAAACTATCGAAAATCAAAGTTATGACCGTAAGAATCGCAAGGCTAAGAAGTGGTGAGGATGTCATCGCTGATATCCGTGAGGTGACTAAGAAGGACGATGACCAAGAACGTGCGCTAGCATTTCAGTTCATCTTTCCCTACAACGTAGACATTCAGGACAAGTTTGCTTTCCTTGCTGAGGGTACAACAGAAGAGTCTGAAGCACTTGCTCAACCCTCTATCATCCTGTATCCTTGGATGCCTCTGTCCGCACAGAAAGAAATCTTTGTCCGTCTGGATGAAGTCGTCAGCATTTATGATGCTCACTCTGCAGTGACAGAGAAATACTATGAACTCCTCGAACAAGTAATTACCAAAAATGGAAAATCTGAAGGTACTGATACTGAAGAACGGACGGATGAACCAGTACCTGCTGGGGCAACTGACTGAATTGGATGAGGAACCTAGTCTCCTCGTTGAAAATTGTTATCTTATCGTGAGCGATACGGAGCTCGACCCCTTTCCGTGCTATACTGCACAGAGAGACTTGTTCCTGCCAAGCGATAGTGTCTTCACTATCCTGGACCCGTCGCCAGTCATTACCGACCTGTACAAGAAGACTATTAGTAAATGAATTTCTACACCAACGTTCAACTCCTCGGTGATACTGTTCTTCATCGTGGGTATGGTGCTAGTGGGGAGAGACTTGAGTATCGCACTCACTTCTCTCCCACTTTATTTTTGACCACTCCTAAGGAGAGTAAGTTTCGTACTCTTGATGGTAAGTATGCTAAACCCATCAAGTTTGATTCTCCTAGGGATGCCAGGGAGTTTGCTGCAAAGTACGAGCAGGTAGAGAACGTACAGGTGTGTGGATATGAACGATTCATTTACCAGTATATCGCCAAGGAGTTCCCTGGTGAGATTGACTGGGATATGTCTGTCATGAATATCTGGGCAATCGATATTGAGGTTGCTTGCGAGAACGGATTCCCCAACGTTGAGGAATCTGCTGAGGAGATTCTTTGTATTACGATGAAGAATCTGATGACGAAGAAGTGGGTTTGCTGGGCAACTAGGGAGTTCACTCCTCCAACTGATATTGATATCCAGCATAAAATCTTCTGGACTGAGCATGAGATGCTAGAAGATTTCGTTACATGGTGGACACAGAACACCCCTGATGTCATCACGGGATGGAACTGCAACCTGTACGATATCCCGTATATCTGTCGCCGTGTTAGCCGTGTCCTGGGTGATAAGTGGATGAAGTCTCTGTCCCCTTGGAATCGGGTGAACGAGCGTGAGATTGTCATCATGGGTCGCAAGAACATTGCATACGATGTTCTTGGTGTATCAATCCTAGACTACTTGGACTTGTATAAGAAGTTTACTTATACTAACCAGGAGTCCTATCGACTAGACCATATTGCCCACGTTGAACTGGGTAAGAGAAAGTTAGACCACAGTGAGTATGAGAACTTCAAGGACTTTTATACTCGCGACTGGCAAAAGTTTCTAGAGTACAACATCCAAGACGTTGAACTTATCGACCTTCTGGAAGATAAGATGAAGTTGATTGAACTTGCTTTGACCATGGCGTATGATGCTAAGGTCAATCTGGAGGATGTGTACTCTCAGGTTCGCATGTGGGATACGATGATTTATAATTATCTGCTCCCTAAGAACATCGTTGTTCCACCTCGCAAAGGTGCTAACAAAGATGAGAAGTATGCTGGTGCATATGTTAAAGAACCTAAGCCTGGGTTGTATGATTGGGTTGTGTCGTTTGACCTCAACTCTCTATACCCCCACCTCATCATGCAGTACAACATCTCCCCAGAAACTCTTGTTGAAAGGAGGCATCCTCAAGCAACCGTAGAGCGTCTGTTGAATCAGGAGATTGATATCACTGGTGAGTATTGCGTCTGTGCAAACGGTGCCCAGTACCGCAAAGATATCCACGGGTTTCTACCCGAAATGATGAAGAAGATTTACGATGAAAGAAAAATCTACAAGAAAAGGATGCTTAAATCCAAGCAGTCCCTTGAGAATGCCAAGACACCTGCAGAGACCGTGGCACTACAAAAAGATGTTGCTCGATTCAACAACATCCAAATGGCAAGAAAAATCCAACTCAACTCTGCCTATGGTGCAATCGGAAACCAATACTTCCGATACTACAATCTGGCAAATGCTGAGGCGATTACCCTCTCGGGTCAAGTCTCGATTCGTTGGATTGAAAATCAAATGAATCAGTACCTGAATAAGGTACTCAAAACTGACGGCAAAGATTATGTTATTGCTTCTGATACTGATTCTATCTACCTCAATCTTGGTCCTTTGGTACAAGGTGTATTCAAAGGACGAGAGAAGACTAATGAGAGTATTGTGTCGTTCCTTGATAAGGTGTGTTCTGTGGAACTCGAACCTTTTATTGACCGCTCTTATGAGGCCCTGGCAACGTATGTTGGGGCGTATGAACAGAAGATGCAAATGAAGCGTGAGACTATCGCCAACAAAGGTATTTGGACTGCCAAGAAGCGATACATTCTCAACGCCTGGGACATCGAAGGTGTCCGATTTGCAGAACCCAAACTGAAAATCATGGGCATCGAAGCAGTTAAGTCTTCTACTCCTGGTCCTTGCAGGCAGAAGATTAAAGATGCCCTCAAGATTATTATGAATGGAACTGAGGAAGATGTGCAAAAGTTTATTGCCAACTTCCGAGAAGAGTTTCGTAACATGCCTGTGGAGGACATTGCATTCCCTCGTGGTTGTAATGGTGTGACCAAGTGGTCTAATCCTGCCACACTTTATAGCAAGGGTACGCCCATCCATGTTCGTGGTGCTATCCTTTATAATTATTATGTCAAAAAGAACAATCTCACGAGTAAGTATCCTCTGATTCAGGACGGAGAGAAAGTTAAGTACGTTTATCTCAAGACACCGAACAAGATTAATGAGAACGTAATTTCATTCTTCCAGCAGCTGCCGAAGGAGTTTGCTCTTGACAATATGGTTGACCATGAGTTACAATTCGACAAGAGTTTTCTAGAACCCTTGAAGGTCATCCTCGACACTATCGGGTGGAAACCCGAGAAGATTAACACCCTGGAGTTTTTATTCGCATGAACTTTTTACAAGACGTAGCAAAGGAGATTGGTAATGAATATGCAAGTCTTGTCAGCGATGGTGTCGCGGCAGGAGACACTGCTGATTACATTGATACTGGTAGTTACATTTTCAATGCTTTGGTTAGCGGTTCAATCTACGGTGGAGTCCCCTCGAACAAAATCACTGCTATCGCTGGTGAGTCTTCTACTGGCAAGACTTTCTTTTGCCTTGGGATTGTCCAGCATTTTCTTGAATCAAATCCCGATGCTGGGGTAATCTACTTTGAGTCTGAGTCTGCAATCTCTAAAGATATGATTGTGGACCGTGGCATTGATGCTCAACGGATGATGATTGTACCTGTTGCAACCATCGAAGAGTTCCGTACCCAGTCTTGCCGTATCCTGGACAAGTATATGGAACAGAAGGAAGAAGACCGTCAGCCTATGCTGTTTGTTCTTGACTCTCTGGGCATGCTGTCCACGGAAAAAGAAATCAATGATATCGGTGATGGTAAGCAAGTCCGTGACATGACCAAGAGTCAACTTATTAAGGGTGCATTCCGTGTGCTGACTCTTAAGTTGGGTAAAGCAAACGTTCCTATGCTGGTTACTAACCATACATATGATGTGATTGGTTCTTACATGCCCACCAAGGAAATGGGTGGTGGCTCTGGTTTGAAGTATGCATCTTCGACCATCATTTATCTTTCTAAGAAGAAAGAGAAAGACGGTACTGAAGTTGTCGGTAACATCATCAAGTGTAAGGCACATAAGTCTCGTCTCACGAAGGAGAATTCCCAAGTTGAAACTCGTCTTTATTACGACCGTGGACTTGACCGCTATTACGGACTACTGGAACTGGGTGAGAAGCACGGAGTATTCGAGAAGCGAGGGAATCGCATCATTGTTGGTGAATCTGCTGTTTATCCTAAGTCTATTCTTGCTGACCCCGAGAAATACTTCACGCCCGAAGTGATGCAAGCATTGGACGAAGCAGCAGCAATGGAGTTTAAGTATGGCAACTGATTTAGCGGGGTATGTACGGGTCTATGAAGACCTCGTACCCAAAGGTAAGTGTAAAGAGTATGTGGACTTCTACGAGAAGTTCAAAATGTATCATGATAAGATTGAGAATCAAGGAAGACCTAACTTTACTCAACTAAATATCACGGTGCAATCGGAGAAGGCGAAGGAGTTTGAGAACGTACAGAAGGAGTTAGTTGCTTTCTTCAATGAGGGGTTGCGAAAGTATGGAGCAGATGCTCCAGTAACAGACTTTCAATTCCCACCCAGATATGCGTACGAACACATTCGTATCAAGAAATATCGGAACAATGATTTGGACTGCTTTGACCTCCATACGGATGTCGGTGACTTCAATTCTGCCCGTAGGTTTCTTGCTTTCTTTCTTTACCTCAATGATGTTGAAATCGGTGGGGAAACTAACTTCCCCGATTTGAACGTAAAGGTTGCGCCAAAGGCAGGGTCTGTGCTAATATTCCCTCCGATGTGGCCCTGGCGTCATGCTGGTTTGAAACCTGTTACTGGTCCCAAGTACATCGTCGGAAGTTATCTGCATTACCTATGACAGTCGAAACTCTAATTCTCGATAATCTTATCTACGACGAGAATTACTTTCGCAAAGCACTTCCTTTCGTCAAGGAAGAGTATTTTGAGGATGGTGGGTGCAAGATTCTTTGTACTCAGATTCAAGAGTATGCTGAGAAATACAATGAGAGGGCGTCTATCAAGGCACTTCAAATTGATGTTGCAGACCGTAATGACTTGTCTCAAGAACAGTACAAGTCTTTACATACTATCCTCGATAGTCTTTGCTATGAGAACCATGAGGAGCACGAACTCCAATGGTTGCTAGACACTACTGAGAAGTGGTGTAAGGACCGTGCGATTTATCTTGCTCTCATGGAGAGTATTAAGATTGCGGACGGTCAAGATTTCAAACAGGACCGAGGTGCTATTCCCTCCATCCTGTCAGATGCGCTGTCGGTTTCTTTCGACACGCATATTGGTCACGATTACATTCCAGATGCAGATGCCCGCTATGAGTCTTACCATAAAGTCGAATCTAAAATCCCATTCGACCTCGAATTCTTCAACAAAATTACAAAAGGTGGGTTACCTAACAAGACTCTCAATGTCGCTCTTGCTGGTACGGGTGTCGGAAAGAGTTTATTCATGTGCCACATGGCTAGTTCCTGCCTCATGCAGGGGCGCAACGTACTCTACATTACATGTGAAATGGCAGAGGAGAAGATTGCTGAGCGAATTGACGCAAACCTCCTCAACGTAAATATTCAGGATTTGACTGACCTTCCTAAGTCCTTGTTTGATAACAAGATTAAGAACCTTAGTGCTAAGACTCAGGGTAAACTTATAATTAAAGAGTACCCCACGGCATCCGCACATGTCGGTCATTTTCGGTCTCTTCTTAATGACCTTGCTCTTAAGCGGAGTTTTAGACCTGATATTATCTTCATTGATTACCTTAATATTTGTGCATCATCTCGCTACAAGGGAGCAATCGTTAACTCATACACATACATTAAAGCAATTGCAGAAGAGTTACGCGGGTTGGCGGTGGAGTGTAATGTCCCTATCGTCTCTGCTACTCAGACCACTCGTTCAGGCTATGGTAGCTCTGACGTTGACATTACTGATACTTCTGAGTCCTTTGGTCTCCCTGCTACTGCTGACCTTATGTTTGCTCTTATATCTACCGAGGAGTTGGAAGGTATGAATCAGATTATGGTCAAGCAACTTAAGAACAGGTACAACGATATCTCCACGAACAAACGATTCTGTGTAGGTATTGACAGGGCAAAGATGCGGCTGTATGATGTAGAACAGTCCGCACAAAACAACCTCCTTGACTCTGGTCAGGGAGATGACGAAGAACAAATTGACATCGTAAAACGATTCAATTCCAAGAAAACATTCGCTGAACTAAAGTATTAATTATGGCACAAGGATTCGCAGACAAAGTACAAGAACCCGAAACCTTCTCCCCCGAGTATCGTGCAGATACCTCAAAGTACATTGAGTTTGTGGACAAGGTTACTTCTAAGGAGAGTCAGAACTTCGGTGACTTCTCTACTCGTATCAAAGAACTCGATGAGCAAGGTGCTGATATCCAGCGTCTTCTGACTGCTGCTATCGGTCTGTCTGCTGAGGCAGGTGAGTTTGCAGAGATTGTCAAGAAGATTACCTTCCAAGGTAAACCCTATAACGCTGACAATATCGAGCACATGAAGATTGAACTTGGCGACTGTCTCTGGTATGTTGCTCAAGCATGCATGGCACTGGGAGTTGAGTTTGATGACCTGTTCATCCGTAACACGAACAAACTGATGAATCGATATCCTGAAGGTGAATTTTCCATCCTTCGCTCGGAAAAACGAAAGGAGGGTGACCTCTAAAATAAATAGAGGGGTAGAGCCCCTCTTTTTTTATGCCTGCTTTTAATCTAACAACAAAAAAAGAAATCAAAGATAAGGCACCAGCAGCATTAAAACCAGCGGTGGATGCAATTTTTGGTGCATTACCCAGGGGAAAGACGGGTATCTTTGCTGATAGAGATTGGAATAAATCCAAGACACGTCAGTGGGCAATTAAAGTAAACGCTGATGAGTATGAAGCGATTGCGATGCTGTATGGCGAGAAACCAAACGGTACGGCATTCAATGCTAATGTTGCTGGATACAAACTAAAGTTTCAAAAGTCGCAGAAGAAATCAGTTGGTGCTGCTGACGCAAAGACTACAAGAATGCAAGAATTGGGCTCTGCTTGGATTCTTCGTAGAGCACTGAAAGATAATAAGAAGTATGATAAATGGGAAGATATTCTTAAAGATGAGAAGTACTCTGAGTTAGTAGCAATCTATCCTGATGTTAGTCCCGAATGGTTACAGGGATACTTTGCACAGCAGAAGAAGATGCTTCAGGTTTATTCTAATCCTAAGTTTGATGAGTTCAATCGTGAGGGTGGATTCATGGGATACATCACTGAACTTATTAAAGAGAAGTTTGGAATCTCGCAGAAAGATAACTGGAACCCTGCTGACATTTGGATGATTCAGAATGAGAGAGCAGTAACTAAAATTATAAATGAGACTGTTGATGGTAATGGTTCCCAAACTATTATGGAACTCAATGCTGTACTCAGAAAACTATTCAAAGAAGAGAAAGTTGTCGGTGTATCACTGAAGAAGATTAGTGGTAGTACTGCTAGGTACGAGACATATAATGTAGATGACCTAGGTCTTACGGAAACCTATAACTACGCAGTTAAATCGTTCAAGATTGACTTGTCTCTTAAGGACGGAGAATTTGGTACACAGGATGCTAGGATTATTGTGGAAGGAAACGCAGCAGAGTTCAACTTCCAAATTAAAGGAAATGATTCTACAAAGATTTCCAACCTCAAATTTGAACCTACTGCTAAGGGTGCCGCAGCAGCCCGTGTTGGTAAGGCACCAGTCGCTATGGTTGCTGCACTACTTAAAGATAAGAAACTAGATTTCAAAAACGATAACAGCAAGTTCCCTAAGACTGCAAAGGAATTTGCAGATGTGCAAGATGAGTACAAGAAGACTATCAACTTCTTGAGACAGAAGGGCGTTGATATAGAGGTAACTACTGTGGACCAGGCGCTCGCTAACATTTCAGCAGCGTTTATGGGCAAAGCACATGTTGCAAACTCTAAGTGCATGCAGTTGAAATTCCTAGAATCTGTGCTAAACTTGAAGAAGAAAGATATGGAAGAGTTTATGACTGACATGGTGTTCCTTGCAGCGAAGAAAGGTAAGCGTTTCGGTCCATTTGGTAAGTTGTATTGAGGCAATAAATAGTACTGTACTTTTGGTTACCAATGAAAAGTTTCTCGACGTTTATAACCGAAGCGAAGAAGACCACTGCTGGACAGCAAGCAGAGAAGTTGGGTCTTTCTCATGTTGGATGGGGTAAGTACGCTGACAAATCTGGCAAGGTAACACATTTTGCACAGCAAGGTGTACTGAGACCTATTTCGGTGAAGGAACCTGCTGCGCCTGCACAAGCACAGGAGGCACCCCCGAGTGAACCCGAACAGCAAGTGGACCAGCCGCTCGATAAAGGTCCAGTTACTATTACTTTTGGAAGATTTAATCCCCCTCATCTCGGGCATCTCAAACTCGTCGATAAAGTAGCGGAGGTTGCTGGTGATACGGAGTATCGTATCTACCCTTCCAGAAGTCATGATGAGAAAAAGAATCCCCTCGACCCAGAGACCAAAGTACATTACATGCATCATGTAATGAGTGACCACTCTCACGCTATTGTCAATGACGATAACATGAGAAACATTTTCCAAGTTCTCGCTGGTCTTCACGAAGAAGGTTATAGTTCTGTCAACATCGTTGTTGGTGGAGATAGAGTTAGTGAGTTTGAAAAACTCTCTAATAAGTACAACGGTAAGTTGTATAACTTTGAAGGTATCACCGTGCAGTCTGCTGGTGACCGTGACCCAGACTCTGAGGACGAAGTTGAGGGTATGTCTGCATCTAAGATGAGAGCAGCAGCTGCTGCTGATGATGTCGAAGCATTCATGAAGGGTCTCCCTGAAGGAATGGATAAGAAGCAGGCACTTGAGATGATGTCCCATGTTAAGGGATACATGAAAGTCGAAGAAGACTTTGCAATGATTAGCACTCCGATGTATGAGATTGCTCCCAAGTTAGACCCCGAGGGTCTACGTGAAACATATTTCAAGGGAGAGATTTTTGCAATCGGTTCCCTGGTTGAGAATCTGAACACAGGTGTTGTGGGTAAGGTTGTTACCAGAGGTGCAAATTATGTTATCTATGTCGATGAAAACGATGAGATGTATCGTGGTTGGTTGAAAGATTTGGTGGAGATAAACGACCTCAAAGCATTTAACTGGACACCGATGGGCGAGATTGGTACAGACAAACTCAGAGACAGGGTTATTGCGATGACCCCTGGACAGTTCCTAAAGAAGATAAATAAAAAAGACAAGGACGCTTAGTAAAATGAATCTCAACGACCTACCAGATATGTCGGAAGCACTGAGACAGGTGCAGGCATTTACTGAAAAGAAAGCAAATGATGGCAATCTTGCCAACAACGCACCTCCTTATGACAGGGTAACCCGCCGTGATGTTATCACTGGTGCTCTTGGTAAGGACGAGATGGGTGGTAAGCGTAAGAAGCATGACTGTGCTAAGAAGGTCAACTACAAGAAAGAAGAGTTTGATGTCATCCCTGAGATGCACACGATGCTTGAGGATGGCACCGTAACTCATTACGACATCACCAATGGCGAATACATCTACGAGAATGTCCCTGTCGAAGAACTTGAGATTCTGATTTCCGAGAAGCACGAGCATTTCGATAACTACGATAAGAATGCTGAAGTCCTTGGCGAGAATCGTGCTGCTGCTCGTGCTGCTGGCGGTTACAAGGATGACAGCAAGAAGCAACCTGACCCTTCTAAGGCGGGTTTCACTGGCGTCGGTAATATGAGCATCGACCAGATTCGTAAGATGTCTGCTCGTATTGAAAAAGAAAAGACTAAGAAGGAAGAGTTTGCTACTGAAGGTGTTCGCGATGAAGACCCCGAGAAGGGTACTGCTGAGCGTAAGGCACGTCTTGAGAAGAAGCGTGGCATGAAACTCGATGACCATCCTCAGTACAAGAAAGAAGACCTCGATTGGTTTGATGAACTTGCTGAAGAACTGGGTGAGAGCATCGATGCTCTGACTGATGAAGAACTGGAAGACCTGTTCATCGAAGGACTTCATGAGGTTGACCTGGAAGAACTGACTGAAACTCTGGACTTCTTTGCTGGTCTTGAGGTACTGACTGAAGCAAGCGATAAGTATTATGATTCTGCTGTTAAGTCTTCCAAGGAAGCAGCAAAGAGAAATGCTCCTTCCCGTGCTGAGCGTCTGAAGAGTGCTGCTAAGAGAGTTGGTTCTGCACTGAAGACTGGTGCTTCCAAGGTGGGTTCTGCTGTAAAGAAGACTGCTAAGGCAGCAGTCGGCGCAGGTGCTCGTGCAGCTGGTCACGCTAAGGGCGAGTTTGAAGCACAACGTATCAAGTCGAAGCGGGCAGCAATGTCCCGTCCTGATAGTAAGAAGTCCTCTGGCTCTACTTCTGCTAAGGGTGATGATGACGGTACTGGTGGTAAACTCGATGCTCTCCTCAAGAAAACTCGTGGTAGCAGCGGTAGCACTAGCAGCAGCAGTGGTGGTGGTTCAAGTTCTGGCGGTGGAAGCAGCAGTGCATCGTCTGGTGGCGGGGTAAAGAGTGGTGATAGAACGAGAGGTGAAACTCGTCGTGCTGTCGGTGGTGCTCTGAAGAAAGTTGGTAACGTAATCAAGAAGGGTGTTGGCAAGACTGCACGTCTGGTTTCCAAGGGTGCAGATAAGGTTGCTAAAAAACTCGGTGAAGAGAAGAAAAAGTGTGAAGAGTGCAACGGTAAGGGATGTGACCATTGTGATGACAAGGGTTACATGGAAGAGGGTCTGAAGAATGCACGTAAGAACATCGGCATGGACCCCAACAAACCTTCCTGCTGGAAAGGTTATGTTGCAAAGGGAACCAAGATGAAAGGCGGTAAGGAAGTTCCTAACTGTGTTCCTGCCAATGAGGAACTGGAAGCAATGGAGGCAAATCTCCTTGAGTCTGGTCTCTTCGGTGAGGATGAAGTACGCTACATCATTGGCGAGAAGTTCTCTGAACTGGAAGAACTCTACAAGGGTAAGCACGGTCAGTCTGACAAAGAGTATGCTGACTCCCGCTCGCAGGGTGGTAAGATGGTTTCTGGTGACTCCAAGCAATCGGGTGCCGAGTACACTCACGGTCGCAGAGTTAAGGCAGCAAACCCTGGTATGCAACCTGACGTAGGTGGCAAGACTAAACCCAAGTCCCAAGGTAAGATGGACCGTGGCACTCGTGCTGACCTTGAATATCGTAAAGCAAACTTGAAGAAGAAGGACTGATGACAAAGAAAGCATCCACCAAAAAGTCTCACGTAAAAGTAAATCCCAGGGTGTCGGATGTTTATGAAGACACCGAGGGATTTACTGGACAAGCTACATCCCATCGGGGTGTAGTAATCCGTAAAGCAAAAGGCGGTTTTGAGGCACCGCGTTACGGTCTTGAAAATTATCGTAGTCTTGGAGCAATTAAATCCGCTATCGAAAAACTTATGAAAGAAAAAGAGGGGGCCACTACTAAAGATGCCGAAGGTAACGAAGTCAAAACAGAAAGCTGTGAAAGCAGCAAAGACAAAGAGCTCTATACAGAGCGTTACCGCAACATTATCAGTAGAGCAAAAGACATAATCCTTTCGGAGATGTCTTATCTTGATGAAGGCAGAGCAGAAGATGCACAAGCATCTTTAGCAAAAGTCAAAGCACGTCAGAAGGTTCTCGATGCACACGAGAAAAAGACTGGTAAGAAACTTGACATCACCAAAACACCTGAGCACAAACAACACAAGATGAGATTCCCTGGTGCCAAGCGCACTGGTAAGAAAGTGAAGGGTGCTAAGGAAACCGAACTGCAGCAGCATAATCGTAGAGTTACTAAGCATAACGAAAGACTTATCAAGAAAGGTCCTACTACGAAAGAGAAAGCGAAGCAAGCTGGGTATGATGCTTATGAGAAAAAGCACAAACGCGGTAACAAATCAGTTTGGGATTGAGCATATATAGGGTATAAACCTATCGGTGAAAACCATGCTTGCATTTTTACTTCCGCTGGCATCCAAAATTGTAAAAGATGCTGTATCTCGCATTCCTGAGAATGAAGAACTGGGTGAAAAACTTCTCGAAGTTTGCCTTGTTATTCTTAAGAAGGCAGTTACACTTACTAAGACTGACATGGATGACCAACTTCTCGCAGTAGTTGAGAAGGCAATCAAAGCCCGCGAAGAGGCTTGATACACGGGGGCGCAAGCCCCCTTTTTTATAAATAAATATTAGGATACAACTCGGAGTATATTCACATGTCTTTGTACGGAAGAGTTGACTCTGCTGCTAACCAGACCGCTGTCGGTCGTACAAGAGGTAACGGCGCAGGGTCTGCTACAGAAACAATTGTTTTCGTTGACGAGACCGAAGCAGGTCTGGCAGCGAATAAAGAGCGTGGCATCACCGCCCCTGGTTGGTGGGCATATCGCACCTATACCGATGCAGCAGGTAATACTCGCCACAAGGCAGAGCACCTGATGGTTCTCACTAATCCCGAAGCGAACGCAGACGAGACTCTCGCTGACGACACCATCGCAGCAGACGTTCAAGCACTCATCACCATCTCTGCACAACCTACCGCACAGACCACCGTCAGCGGTGCAGCAACCTTCAGCGTTACTGCTTCCTGTGACAACAGCGGCACGGTTACCTATCAGTGGCAGAAGAAACTTGCTGGTGGCAGCCGCTGGACCAACGTCAGTGGTGCAACTTCTGCATCCCTGGTCCTTGCAGGTCAAACCGCAGATGAGGATGGTGACCAGTATCGCGTCAAACTGAATGCAGACGTTGGTGCTCCTGAAGTCATCTCTACTGCAGTTGCTCTGACATTCGGCACCTGATAGCATGCAATAAATTATGAGATTCGATGAACTGAATGAAGACAATTACGTCTACTTCGCTATTCGTAACTACCACAATCCTTCTTCAGTTCTAATTGAAGACTTTGAGGATGACATGAAACGCTTCAAGTATTTGAAGCGTCTCTTTAAGAGATACCTTAGAGGGGGTCCATGCAGGACCCACCTCATTATCAATCATTTGATTGTACTTTATAATGTCTTTGATGACGCAGCAACTCCATTGCTGTTCTTTCGTTTAGAAAGAGAGTACTGGATGGTGTTGAAAACTTTTTTAGTGTTTTTGAATAGATACCCGCAAGGATTTCTCCCTGATTTAGAATCGGATATCAACGTAGATAAAGAGTTGCAAGAACTATGATTAACGAAGAACCTACAATGAGTGCTGGTAACGGTGGTTTCACTGGTGCCGCTGCCCCCACTGGTCCTAATGCGGGTCTTGACCCCATGCTGGGCAAGGGTAAGGTTCGTCGCAAAAAGAAAAAGTGTGACGAAGAAGTAGACCGCCATAATCATACTCCCAACCGCTTGCTTCAGTATAAGGTTTCTATTCCTGAAGTAGGCGATACTATTATCTACGCACAGTCTCCTGCAGAGTTGATGCAGAAGATGCGTCTCTTGGTTAACCCCAGGTACAGGGGTGATGTAAAGATTGAGAGAATCATGCCTGGTGAGGCAGCAAAGTTCTTCATGGACAAGCGTTCAAAGGCACTTGCTCGTAAGAGATTCGATGAGTCCGTTGAAATCGCTGAGCAAGATGACAAGCAGATGAAGCAGCAGCAAGCAAACTTGAAGATGCAGATGCTGAAGAAGAATGTCGAGCTCAAGAAGCAAGAACTTCAAAAGAACATGCAGAAGAAGTTGGCAAACATCAAACAGAAATCTCGTGTTGGTGCTGACCAATCAAACCTTGGTGAGTCTTCTGGTGGTAACATTGATGCCATCAAAGAGATTGCACAGTCTGGTGAAGCTGGAATGGTACAGTTCCAGAAGGGTGGAGCAGCAAGAATGTCTCCCCAATTGGCTAAACAAATTTGGGATGCTTATGAGTCCCTTGGCAAGCAGAAGAATCGTGCCAAGTTTAGTAATGCCGCAAATGAATCAGAAGCTTCCTTTCAAAGAATTCTGAATTTCATTGGCGGAGAAGAGTAATGGCATTTGGTCTTGGTAAATTAGCAGTTCTTGAATCCAAACTCGATATTTATGAAGACCTGTCCAAGGAGATGTTGGACAAGTTAGAGCGTGCTGTAACTACTATCTCCGAGAATAGTAATAAGATTGCTATCGTCCTGGAGCGTCACGAGAATAGACTTGACGAGGGCGACAAAGCAAACCAAGCAATCATCAAGATGGTCACTGACCATCAGAAATATGATGAGAAGATGTTTAATAACTTTGCAGAGAAGTTAGAGACTCTAGAGAAGAAGGTAGACGATAATCAAAAGATGCTCTGGATGGTCACCATGAGTGCTGGTGCAGTTATCTTTGTATTACAGATGCTGCCACAACTGGGATTGGAGTTGACACCCAAGTCGAATTCTGCTACTATAGATAAACCCGCAGTAGCACATGAGTTTCATCGAGACGAAATACGTCACCCTACTGTCTAGTAGGTTAGATAAGTTCGCCCGTAAGAAGGACGGTCTGTGGAACTTCCGATGTCCTTACTGTGGTGACTCTCAGAAGCACAAGAACAAAGCACGAGGATACTTCTATTACAAGAGGTCCGACGTGGTGTTCAAGTGCCATAACTGTGGGGTTGGTAGGTCTCTTGCTAACTTCCTGAAGGACCATGCCATGGACTTGCATGACGAATATGTCATGGAACGTTACAAGGAAGGTTTGACGGGTAAGGGTAGAAACACTCCCGAACCTAAGTTTGAGTTTAAGAAACCGAAATTTGTATCAAACCCGACAGGTCTTACAAAGATTACAGACCTAAATAACTCTCACCCAGCAGTTCGATACCTCAAGCAAAGACAGATTCCAGAGGACAAATTAAAAGACCTCTACTATGTTGAGCGTTGGCAACAGTGGGTTAATTCACAGAAGAAAACGTACAGTCAATCTTCAATGCGCTATGACCATCCGCGCATCGTCATACCACTCATCGCCCCTAACGGTGAGTGGTTTGGTTTTCAGGGCAGGTCTCTGGATAAGAATGATAAAATGCGGTACGTTACTATCATGCTCGACGAAGAGCAACCTAAAATTTATGGATTGGACAAACTCGATGCAACCCGAAGAATCTACATTACAGAAGGACCTTTCGACAGCACGTTCATTCGCAATGCGTGTGCTATGTGCGGAAGTGACGTTCACCTTGATAGTGGGATTTATAGCAATATTGTCTATATCTACGATAACGAACCACGAAATAAACAAATTTGTGACCGAATCGCAAAAGCAATCGCAGACGGTGAACAAGTAGTAATCTGGCCAAAAGGCATTGAAGAGAAAGATATCAACGACATGGTTCTTTCTGGACACGACGTACAGAATCTGGTAGAATCTAACGTCTACACAGGTTTGCAAGCAACCCTCAAATTAAACGACTGGAAAAGAGTATGAGCAACGGTATCAAAGTAGTCAAACGCAATGGTGTTACCGAACCAATTAACCTAGATAAGATTCACAAGATGGTAGAGCATGCCTGCTACGGTCTTGGTGGTGTTTCTTCTTCCCTCGTGGAGATGAATTCAGGCATTCAGTTTTATGATGGTATCAAAACGAGCGATATTCAAGAGATTCTTATTCGCTCTGCCAATGATTTGATTAGTTTGGACGCACCCAACTACCAGTTTGTTGCTGCACGTCTTCTCCTGTTTGGTCTCCGTAAGCAAGTGTACGGTGAGCACCCTGAGAATCGTCCACCTTTGATGGACCATGTGTTGCGTTGTATCACTGAGGGTGTGTACGATGATGAAATTCTGCAGAAGTATGATGCACAGGAGTGGCAGAAGATTGACTCTTTCATTGACCACGAACGTGACTTTCTCTTCACATATGCTGGTTTGCGTCAGGTAGCAGATAAATATCTCGTACAGGACCGCAGCAATGGTTACCTGTACGAGACTCCTCAACTCATGTATATCATGATTGCCGCGACCCTCTTTGCGGATTATCCTAAAGAGGAACGATTGGGTTATGTAAAACGATACTACAATGCAATCTCCAAACACAAAATCAACATTCCAACGCCCGTCATGGCAGGGGTGCGAACACCTCTCCGACAGTTTGCGTCTTGTGTTCTTGTTGATAGTGATGACACCCTCGACAGCATCTTTAGCAGTGACATGGCTATTGGTCGCTATGTTGCACAACGCGCTGGAATCGGCATTAACGCAGGGAGAATTCGTGGCATCAACAGTAAGATACGAGGCGGCGAGGTACAACACACAGGTGTGGTCCCCTTCCTTAAAAAGTTTGAGGCAACTGTCCGATGCTGTACACAAAACGGCATCCGAGGTGGTTCAGCGACAGTTCACTTTCCTATCTGGCATCAAGAAATCCAAGACATCATCGTCCTCAAAAACAACAAAGGCACCGAAGACAACCGTGTAAGGAAACTGGATTACTCTATCCAGATTTCCAAACTATTCTATGAGCGTTTCATTAAGAATGAGCATATTACTCTTTTCTCTCCTCATGACGTGCCTGGTCTCTACGACGCTTTTGGTACTGATGGTTTCGACGATTTATACCGCGCATATGAGGGAGACCCTGATGTTCCTCAGAAAGCAGTTCCTGCTCAAGAGTTAATTCTTGACCTGCTGAAGGAACGTGCTGAGACTGGTCGTCTGTACATCATGAACATCGACCATTGCAACAGCCACTCCTCATTCAAGGACAAGGTGAACATGAGTAATCTGTGTCAGGAAATTACTCTGCCTACGGAACCTCTTCAGCACATCGATGGTGAAGGTGAGATTGCCCTGTGTATTCTGTCTGCCATCAACGTGGGTAAACTGAAGAGTGTCGATGAACTGGAAGAACTCTGTGACCTTGCTGTACGCGGTCTGGAAGAACTGATTGACTATCAAGAGTATCCTATTGACGCTGCCCGCCGCAGCACCCTTGCACGTCGTTCTCTGGGTATTGGATACATTGGTCTTGCTCATTATCTTGCTAAGAATGGTGAGCATTATGATGACCCGACAGCATGGAAACTGGTACATCAACTGACCGAAGCATTCCAATACTATCTCCTGAAGGCATCCAACCAAGTTGCTAAGGAGAAAGGTGCATGTGAATACTTCAGTCGTACCAAGTATTCAGACGGTATCCTTCCTATTGATACATACAAAAAGGACGTTGACGAAATTGTCGGTAGTGAGTTAGAATATGATTGGGAAAGTCTTCGAGATTCTATCCGAGAGTTCGGACTACGACACAGCACGTTGTCCGCACAGATGCCTTCGGAGAGCAGTTCCGTTGTGTCAAACGCAACAAACGGAATCGAACCACCTAGAGACTACCTGTCCATTAAGAAGAGCAAGAAGGGACCCCTTAAACAGATTGTACCGCAGTACAATTCTCTCAAAAATAATTATACTCTACTGTGGGATATGTCTGACAATCGCGGCTATATTAACGTGGTCGCAGTCATGCAAAAGTTCTTCGACCAAGCAATCTCTGGAAACTGGTCCTACAATCCAGAGAACTATCCCGACAACGAAGTCCCAGTGTCCGTGATGGCAAACGATTTCCTAACTACATATAAGTACGGTTGGAAGACCAGCTACTATCAAAACACTTATGATGCTAAGAAGGACATTGATGTCGAAACAGCAAAGATGAACGATTTGCTGGATGAACTACTAAACGCACAGGAGGAAGAGTGTGACAGTTGCAAAGTCTGAGATTACAGGAATGACAGTTTTTAACAAAAATAAAGTAGACACAAAGAAACAACCTATGTTTTTCGGTCAACCTCTGGGAGTCCAGAGGTATGACTCTTATAAGTACCCTGTATTTGATAGACTTACACAGTCCCAGCTGGGTTACTTCTGGAGACCTGAGGAGGTCTCCCTCCAAAAAGACCGTGGAGATTATCAGTCTCTCACTCCTGAGCAAAAGCACATCTTTACTTCCAATTTGAAGTATCAGATTATGCTAGACTCTGTGCAAGGTCGTGGTCCTGGTATGGCGTTTCTGCCTTACTGCTCTCTTCCTGAACTGGAAGGTGCCATGACCGCATGGGAATTCATGGAGATGATTCACTCTCGCTCCTACACGTACATCATCAAGAACGTGTATCCTGACCCGACTGAGGTCTTTGATACTATCCTTGATGAAGAAGAGATTCTTGTACGTTCTAACTCGGTCACGGAATCCTACGACGACTTCATCAATGCTGCCCACCAGTACGACAATGGTACTATGTGGGAATTGGCAGCAGAAGGTCACTTTGCTGGACAGTTTGAGCGTGTTGAGTTGAAGCGTAAACTGTATCGTGCAGTTGCTAACGTGAATATTCTAGAGGGTATTCGCTTCTATGTTTCATTCGCTTGCTCGTTTGCCTTCGGTGAAAACAAACTCATGGAAGGTAGTGCAAAGATTCT